CGCAAACCAAGCCTCAAGGGCGTCGGCCTGCTCAATGTTGGTCGTCATGATGATTGCTCGCTGCCATTGTCTACAGTGTAGAGATTGGCCGGTGACCGGCTGTTCATCGGCGCCGACGAGCGGAGATGCTTATGTGCGGAAGGCTTTCACAGTACAGAGGGATCCACGACTTCGTAGCCGCGCTGAGTATGCCCAATGCTCTGGTGAACTCCGTGGGCGATCAGCCGATAGAGCGCTACAACGTGGCGCCAACGACCGTAGTTGCGCTGTTGCACCTGCAGGGAGACCTGCTCCACGCTGACCCGGTGCGCTGGGGATGGCGGCCCCATTGGGCGAAAGATCGCGCTGCACCTATCAATGCACGCGTCGAGAAGGTCGCTCACGGCCCATTCTTTCGCGCGATCTGGCCGCACAGAGCAATAACGCCTATCGACAACTGGTTTGAGTGGGTAGATGAAGGTGGGCCGAAGAAGCAGCCCTACCTGATCCGCCGGCGGGACGGTGCACCGATATTCTGTGCCGCGATCGGTCAGTTACCGGATGCTGATGAAGGCCCAGGCGAGCATGACGGCTTCGTTATCATCACTACTGATAGCGCCGGCGGCATGGTGGACGTCCACGACCGGCGACCCGTGGTGCTGACGCCGGACCTGGCGAGAGAGTGGCTTGATCCGGCAACACCGAAGGAACGAGCCGAGCAGATGGTGCTGCACCAGGGTGAACCATCCGAGGCGTTCGAGTGGTTCAAGGTCAGCACCGCTGTCGGCAACGTGAGGAATAAAGGCGAAGAGCTGATACTTCCATGCGTCAGCTGAAAAACCACATGACGAAAATCACGGTAGTGATCCACCCGATCGTAAGCAGGATTGAGAGGCCCGCCAGTTGCTTGTCCATAAGGCACTGTCAGTTTCGGGAAGGTCAAATAGTCGCCTCGAATTCGCATAAGGGCAACGATGACGCAATGCCACTATGGCGCTATCGCTTTTACGTAGCCCTGGCACGCCCGCAACGCGATCAGTCCTTGGTCACCGGCATCGGTAATGCCGATAATTCGTTGAGCATGCGCTGGGTCAAGTTGGGCTCGACGGGCTGCATGAACCACGCCGACGGCGCCGGCGGTGGTGGGCAAGTTGCAGGTCCTGGCTGAATCCTCGAGGAGGACTGACAGCCGGACATCAGCAGTAGCAAGCTGGTCACGCAGGCGAGCCTGGTTGCGCTGGGCATCGGATAATTCCTTGGTGTGTTGTTGGTCGGACGTGGCCAGGGCTTGCTCGGTCGCAAGGCGCTTGTCCTGCTCGGCGCGCGCTTGGGCGGCGGCGGCATTGGTGATCGCCGCCAGGTCGTCTTTATGCAGGCCGGCCTGCTCGGCGAGCTGCTTGCCCATCCGCCAGTCCTGCACCTGCCAGGCCCCGCCGAAGCCAATGACAACCGCCAGCAGGATCGCCGCCAGGATCTGGCCGGGCGTCATCACGGCACATCCTTGAAAAACACATGGTGCCCGAGACGCAGTGTCTCCTTCGCGCCAGCAGCCCAGGCCGGAGCCTTCGGCATGGTCGTAGCGTAGTAATGCGTGGCGCCGCCGGTTGGGTCCGGTACCGCGCCCGACATCACCTGATCCGCTGCGCGCTGTGCCTGGGCGAACTGCGCGGCCGGGATCGGTTTGGCGCCGCTCAGGTAGGAATAGTTTGGGTCGGTCTGGTTCCAGCAGCTGAACTGCCAGGGCTTCAGGCACACACCAGCGTATCCCTCCCCCCACCATGATTTAGCCTTGCCGTCGAATACGCGGTTGCGGATGGTCCAGGCCACGGCGATCTGACCGGCCAGCCCTTCGCCGCGGGCCTCGCCCCACAGCGTGCGCGCCAGGACGTCGCGGTCTTTCTCAGTTGCATTCATACTTTTCTCCAAGCGAAAAAAAACCGCTCAGGGCGGTTTTCAGGTTTTGTTTTCTTGGGTGACACTATGAAATTGGTTTTGCCCATACAACAGGCGTATACAGCGTGGTTTGAATATCAAACCCAACTACCTGCATGACCAGTCTATTATTTGCATAGTCCCAAACTGCATATTGATTCCCTTGCCGGGACGTACTTCCAGCCACATCCATGGCTATATTATTAATCAGCATGTATTCGCCAGTATTAAGCGGAGTAGGTGCCGTCCAACTTAATTGATAGGACCCCTGCCCGGTCTGTGTCACGCCGAGATACGTCCAAGAAGTAATGGTTTTTGTAAATTGCGCACAGGGATTGGCACTATCAAATAATATTTTCGCCGCTCCATCCCAAAGCCTTAACCCGTAAGTCCCAACTTCCGAAGCCTTGAACGCTGCCGCAAAGTAAGATCCTGAATAGACTTGACCGACAGTGCCCTGGAAAGAAAAACCAGTCCAAGCGCCCGGAGATCCGATTATGCGGCAGAAACACATAGTACAAGAGGAGCTAGGCCTGACGAAAACCAGAGGTGGCTCAGCCGAAGTTATTACTGCTGGGAATGAAACGCCAGCCCCCGACCCGCCATTCACGAACGTCCCTTTATATAGAACTACCAACCTTGAAAACTCTGAATCCAACGTCACAACATCATTGCTGTTTGTGAATGTCAGCCCATGAGACATTATCTGTACCTCATTACCATTAACCTCTGAGGTCCGATGCCAAGAGGTGCGCCCTCACGGCTCCCAGGCTGTCCAAAATATAAAGTCAGACCGCCATTTTGCACTATCGGTATATACTGAATAGAAGCTATGTTTTGGGCGGACGTATCATAAAACCCTGTAGGAAAACAAACCGCCGAATGTGTTGCCGGGGCTATTCCTGGAATAGATATAAAGCGGGTTCTACTCTCGCCGGCCGCTTTTTGTACAACTGCGGTATATACAATCCTGACGGTAAAGGAATTCTCATCTAACTCAAGGAAGCCCGTAGGCCCCCAAATTCTGATGCCATGGCTCATGCGGTTAGATCTCCCAACTGGACCCTCTTAACGTTGTTCTCGTCGTAGACCTTGATCGCGCGGTTGGTCATCGTCAGGCGACCGCCACCAGGTGCTGGACCGTTGAATTCCAAGTTGCCAGCCTTATCAAGGCGCCACCCCTGGACACCGGCCTGATAGTTGTCTGATTGCAGTGCCTGTCCGATCTTGAGCATTGAAATGCTGCCGTCACGGATAAAAGCCGTGTCGATGTACGCTGCGTTGCCCTCGATCACAAATGGATAGAAGACATTGGTGGTGTTCGGATCTACGATTGCAAAACGGCTCGCGGCGATCAGGACCTGGCTGGTAATTACCCCCTCGTCGTTCTCAACGCCGACCCCAATACCGGCGAGGTACGGGCGACCATCTACGGTTAGCTGGGTTTTGATGGTGTACATAGCCGCCAACTCGCTCTTGAGCGCGTCAACTTCAACCTGGGCGCCGCCGCCAGAGTCGATCTTTTCCAGCAGCAACTGGCTCAACTGAGTCTCAGTGATATTCCCGTTTAGGTATTCCAAAATCGGCCCGGCGTCAGAAGATGATTGCCCGCTGACCGGACCATAGAACGCCCCAAGGTTGCCAATACGATCCACCAATCGCGCCCAGAAGAAGAACTGAACGCCAGCAGCCAACCCCATGATTGTCAGGTCAGTTTGCGGGTTGGCATAGTCGCCAAATTTTGTAGCCGTCCCGATCTGGTTAGTTTGGCTGTACCAGATCTCGGTGCGCTGCAGGTCTGCCGTGCTGAGCCCTGCGGGAATCTCCCACTTCAGCTTGATGCCGAACACAATGGATTGGGCGGTAAAAGCAGAAACCGTCGGCGGTGGAGTGGTCTTGCCATTCAGTACGGTTTCCACCGACGTGGCGAACACCGAGCCGATGTCCAGCGAGTTGATCGCGCGAACCTTGGCTACGTAGCGGCCGGCGTATATACCGCTCACATCAATCGATGTGGTACCGGTGCGCCCCGCGAACGTCCAGTCGCCGTCATTCTTGCGCCAGTAAACCTCGTAGGCGATCGCAGACTCTGGCTTCTCCCAATGGATCGTCATAACGCTGATTGCGCTGCCCTGATCAACGAAATGGTCATTGCTGACCGTAACGTTGGTCGGTGGAGGCTGAACGCTCGGCGGAATAACGGTGATCGGTGGCCGCTCAATTTTGCTGCCGTTGTCGATTGCTCCATATTTGCTGGAATCGTGGCGTACAGCGCTGACGGTAAACTTTATTTCGGTATCGGACGACTCCTCGACCACCGACATTACGCGGAACTGCTGCACCGCCAGGGTGGGCGAATCAATTGCCCACATCGAATGACGTGGCGGGAGATCTTCAAGCTCATCCTCCAGCACAACCTGCTGAACCTCAGAAGGGAATCCAGTGGTGTCCAGAGTGACATTCCCGTTGTCCCAGGTAATGCCAGTGATGTCCCATGTAACCGGATGGCCAACCGACTTAATTGCCCGAGATACCGCCTTGCCGTTTGGCATGATCAGGGTGATCGTGTCGCCAGCGTATGCCGTTACGTCTGCGTCCAGAACAAGTGTGTCGAGCGTCGACGAGCGCAGTCGACCACCAATGCGGCGGCCAGCACGATCATTGTCGGCAACTCGGATGATTTGCCCTGGGCGTGCCAGGGTGCCGTCCAGGCCAACGGAAAAGCCTACGCTCTCCGTCTCCAGTCGGTTGGTGAGCAATGCCCACTTACCGACGCGCTGCGCCTGAGCCTGCGATGTGCAGCCTGTAGCTGTGATTTCTGTCTGCTGTATACCGTAGCGAGTGATTCCGGCTTGATCATCGACATACTCGACCTTCTGCCGGTAGAAGTCTGTCGGGTCGTTCCAGCTGACCAGGGCGACGGTGTAGCGGGTCTTCTTGGCCGATCCGAAGTAACCGAACTTGCCGTCGATGACGTTTGCGTTCGAATACGTGTAGACCGGGTCCTCAGGAATGTCCGAAACAGCAGTAACCGATCCGGCGGACCAGTACGCCATACCTCGGAAGGTGGTGGCTAGATCCTGAAGAACCCTCAGGGCATCGGCCCGCACAGAGAGGTAAAGGTTGCAGGTAAAGCGAGGCTCGGTGCCACCCTTCCCATTCGGCACCATCTGGTCGCAGTACTGGCCTATCCGGTAAAGCTCCCACTTATCCACCTGGCCGGCATTCAGCAAATGCCCCAGGCCGTAACGAAAGTGCAGTAGCAGGTCGTAGAAAATCCAAGCCGGATTATCAGTCCAGGCGGATTTGAAGCTTCCATCCCATACGCCGGTATATACACGGGTGTCCGCATCGTAGTTGCTCGGCACGCGGATAATTCGCCCGTACAAATCGAACGAGCGTGTCGGGATCGATTGGAACTGCGAAGCGTCAAACTGAACGCCGATCATCGCCGAACCTGGATAGCGCAACTTCGCGTCGATGACTTCAGTGATCGCGTCGATGGTGGTGGTATCGGCGATTGCTGAGCTGGTCGCGTTTGGCGTGGCCCTTACTACGCGCACCTGCCACCCGCTGTTCGCCGGGGGAAGATCCACTCGGTGAGACCGCTCGTACTTCGTCGATGTTTTACCGCTGAACGACGAAATCACCATCGGCACGTAAGGGCCACCATCAGTAGATAGCTCGATCCGGTACTGTACGGTGTAGCCGTTGGTGTCACCGTTCGAGGTGTTCGTCTGCGCAAGCCGAGGTACTGAAATTCGAACGCGCTCGGCCGATAGCTGCAGGTTGGTGACGGCTCTCACCCAAGGCTGATCGTAACGAAGCTCTACACCTACCCCCACTTCGCTTTCTACCGCAGGGAAACCAGGGATATGCAGCTGGTCCTGGCTGCCCGTGCGAACATCGAGCGTCACTCCACTGAAATTCAGCGAGCCGTCGGCGTTGGCCAACGGAGTTTCGCCGAGAAATACGGACCGCATTCCGTCAGCCAAGCCAACAATCTCCCCCTCGCTCACCAGATCGAGAATTCGCGCATACGCAACGCTTTGAAGGTTGTCGGGCGCCTCAACGGATGGGCGCGGCTTGTCCTCGCCACCCTTGCTGCCGGCGATAGCTAAATTGGTCATGGCTTTCCTTCAGGCGAAAAAAAGCCCGCTCACTGGCGGGCCTGGGGGAGAGGTATGTCTTTTACATTTGGTCTTCGGAGTAAATTCCGGCGCTGATCACCGCGCTGCCAACGATCATCCGGCCGTAAAGCAGCGGTACAGGGTTTCCCTGCACACTGGTGTTTACCGGCCCATTGAAGCTGTAACTCGGCCTGTTATTTGGACCGTCCTGTGTGCTGAGGCCTTTGGGTTGAGGGCTCAGCATCTGCATCGCGCCGCCGAGCGCCATGGATGCACCGGCGGTGTAGCCGAACGTCACCGCCGCAGCAGACCAACCCAGCGGATTCCACCAAGCCAAGGCAATAATCACGACTCCAATCACGGTCTGCAGCAGCCCGGCTCGTTTGGAGCCAGTGATCACCGGGACGATACGAATCACATCTCGCCCAGTCGGCTTTCCGAGGTCGTCTTGTCCAATATTCTCCGTCCCGTTGAAAATTGCGTATCTCAGTCCGTTATCAGAGCTTTCTGCCATATGCTGCTCGAATCCTGGAAACTGCTTGAGGTAGCCGATCACGTCGCGAAAACCTGAGCTCGTAGTAATTCTATGTCTGCGTCCAAAGCGTCGCGCTAGCGACCCGGACAACAGAATGGTTTGCATTTTCTCAACTGTTTGAGCCATATGTTCTCCGGACATTAAAAAACCGCCCGGAGGCGGCTGGTGTTAATTGACGGTTCTATTTGCTGCAATCCATCACTACTTTGGTGACTTTATCGCTTGGCGACTGCCATGTTCTATAAAACCGATACTGAATGGCTGATCCAGTCTTTACAGGGGTTACATCAACGACATGCCAGGGTGATTCACCGCTCGGCGCAATAACCGAGTACTTCTCGCCAGATTGCTGAAGAGTTCCGCCAACGCTGCCACCAATTATGGATGTCGCCTGCCAACCATCCCTAATGCACTCCGCAACCGCTTTGGCTGGCTTCTCGCTGTGGAGGCTAAGTAATGCAGGAGTGCTCCTAATATCAGCGACACTCGAACACCCTACGAGCAGCATAATCGCGAGCGCCCCAACAAATATCCGCATAACGTCAACTCCATATGATTTGGACAGACGATATCATTTTGATCATGGCTTGGCGTCACGGTGCCGCCAGTAGCTCACGGTTACTTCGGACCAGTACCCGCCGTACACATCGCGCTTGCTGTCGCGGTTGTACAGGTGATGCAGGATGGATCCGGGCGCGGGGTAATGCTCCGGCTCAGTCTTCAGCACGCCGTCGGCCAGGTAGATCGCTGCGTGATTGGGAACCGGTGAGCGGATCTGCATCAGCACCAGGTCGCCGTGCTGCAGCGTCGATACTTTCTCGAAGCCGGTGGCTGGCAGATTCTCCAGGTACAGGTTGCCGCCCTTATCCCACCAGCCGTCCTCGCGCTCGAAGTCGCCAAGCTCGATACCCATCTCGCGGCGGTAGAAGTCGAGGATGATGCTCAGGCAATCGCTGACGCCGTGCGCAAAAGCCCGGCCAATCAGCGGGGCCTGATAACCGACGGGCGCAAAACTCACCAGGTCGCCGGCGCGCACGACGTCGTCATCTCCCTTTCGCACTTCCAGGATGTGCCACGGCAGTGCCGATGCCTCGCAAGAGATGCGATCTGCCTCGCTGGGTGCTGCTGGGTAGTCCGGGTGGCTGTGAACGACAGCCAGGATATTGCCCAGATCCTCGGCCGTGGCGTAGTCCTCTGGTGCCAGGCGGAAATGCTCGCTGGGCGTCGAGGCGGTGTTACGGCACGGGACGTAGACTTCCTTACGTCCTTGGCGCACCAGCAGCCCACAGCACTCCCGCGGGTACTCGGCAATGGCGTGCGCCTCGATAGCGGCCCTGCTTGATTTGTTCATTGGTCAGGTCCTGATCAGGCCGGCGGCCGGGAATGAGCCGTAGGGCAGCGGGTTGTTTGCGCCGAAACGAAGCTTGCAGCTGGTCAGCCGGCCGCCGCACTTGTCCTTGGCTGCGTCGGTGACAATGATGTCGCTCTCGTCGGCCACCGGTGGCCCGCTGTAGCCGCAGTAAGGGCCCCGGTATCCGCCACACGAAAGCCACCAACATACGTTGGCCACAATCTGGCGCCTGGGCAGTTGAACCCCCTGGAAGTCCAGCGCAGAAGCAAGCTCGAACTGCACCACTTCATTGTCTTCAGATGCCTTGCGCTCGACATACCAGATGTCCGGCGGCAACTCTTCCTCAGGATCTGCCTCGGGCTGGCCGTCCAGGTACTTTCCGAGAGTCCTATGGCGAATCAGCTTGGCGCCAACAAGATCTTCGAAGTACAGCACCAGCGCAGTGATAAAGCCGCCGACATTACCCACTGACAGCGTCGGCGTGGGCTGGGCTCCCTGGCCGGTCATCTCGAAACCGGCGGCCTTGATTGGCCACGGCGAATACTCATGGCCTTGCCAGAATATCGACGACTGCTGGGGGTAGCCGTGAAACCGGTACAACTCCGCGCCCAAGACCGTGGCGTCGAGTTCAAATAGTTCGACCCAGGCGCCGGGCTCCAGAGTCTGGATATCAGCAGTAATTGGCATGGCGTTTCCTTGGGCGAAAAAAAACCGCACAACTGCGGTTCGGATTTTTCAGTTGGCGGCTTTTTCTTCAAGTATCGCCAAGCGAGCCTCAAAGCCTGCAGCGATGAACATGTTGAGCTCGTCGTATCGGAAGCTGAACCGATCACCCGCTGGGAGAATTTCTTCCCTGGCTTCTTCCTTAATGATCTCTTCGTATGTGATCTCACCGTCTTCATTTTCCACGGGGATCTGTTCAACGACTTCGTGGTGAGCAACTTTGCGACTTTCCCATTGGTCGTAGCAAATAAACCCGTAGGCCATCGGGTCCAGGCCATGCGAGGACATTACCTCGATAGCCCGCTGTACAGTCATACCGACGTGGTTGCGGGCACCATCCCCTTTCTCCTCGATGGAAGCGAGCCACTTATATATGCCGATCTCTTTCCCAAGGTCCTTTGCAGCCGCAATCTCGTTGGCGGTAAGCGGGGATACGGAAGTCTTGTAGCGGGCGTCCGAGGTGTTGATAGCGCCAGTGAACGCATAAACCGTGGTCGCCCTGGCCGAGATGCTGCCAAGGGAGTATGCGTTATCAGCTCCTGGCTCAAAGTTACCAGTTGAACGAACTTTCCAGCGAACCGCATACGAGCCTGCGGAGTTGACTGTGGAAAGTTCGATGGACCCCGGTGCGTTCACCCCAGCCCCAGGGACTCCGTCGATTGAACTGGAGATTGCCGCGCAAACCCCATAGCTGCCGCTTGAAAGATATGGGATAAACTGGAATACCCCAATCGAGTGAGTATCAGAAGGCGGTGTCGGGGCCTGGACAGTGCCCGCTGACTTGAGCAGATTAAAGCGTGCGGCGAATCCGGGGTTAGTGCTTCCCACGATGAACTCGTTCACCATGTTGGAGTTGCGAGCAATCGACAGTACTGGGCCGTTGCCGACAGTCGCGTGAGTCTCCCCGCCGTTTATAAGGGGGGCGGTAAGCGATGTTAGACTTAGACCCGTAAAGGTGCCCGTACTACTCGAAGTAATAGGCCCTGTCATTGCCCCCCCGGCAAGCGGCAAGCGTACCTCCACTTGGGCTTGCGCTGCCGCGGTGCGGGTATCAAGTTCTGCAAAGTTGGCGTTGATTAACTGTCCGCCGGAACGCAGGTCCTGACCATTTCCGTCGTTCGGAGCCGAGCCGATGTTCAGCGGTGTAATGTTCATGGGTGGAATGCCTGTTCGAAAGTTGCGGCCAGGGTGTAGGCGGTGCCGCCCATGTTTCGGGTTTGATATTCCTTGCACTTGATGAGCAAGGTTTCGCCGAACGGTTCGATCCAATTAAATGGCGTCGAACCCTTATGGCGATTCAGGAAAGCCTTGATGTCAGCAATCCTTGTCTTATTACCTGTGAAGGTCAGAGGCCATGACTCGGATTTGTTATTGATGCCGTCCTCGGCTGTCTGCTCGTACCCATCACCAAACTTTGCAGACTTAACGCGGAAGGTGGTCGTGCCGGATGGCTCCTTGTCTGGAGTCCACTTGAAGGTTTCCGTTGCCATACGGCTCCCCAAAAAAAGTAACCCCGCCAGAGCGGGGGTTGGTCAGCGACCATTGATAGCGGCCCAAATCTGGCCTCCCGGCCGTAGATCTCGTGCAATTTGATCCTGAGCACCTTGCTTGGCGGCCTTAGCGTAAGCCTGCGCCACTGCTTGACTCTGCGAGTTATCAGGAGCGGAACTACCCTGCCCCTCTGGAACTGCGAAGTTTTGCTGGATCACCACCTCAGTACTGGAGCCCTGGCCGCCGGCCATCGCCATAACACCAAGCTTTCCGCTCGAAGTTCGCGCGAGAGGCATGATTGCCTCCTCTCCGGCTTCGCCCATGACACCAGTTTTCCCGTTGGCCATACCAAAGGCGGTTGGCTTGCTAACAACAGAGTTCGTGAATGCGCCGCCATCAGCGAACATCTGAACGCCGCCGGACCATGCGCCACCAAGGGCCTGAGGGAAGTAGGCGCTGGAGTAGCCGGCCTGTGTTGCGCCGAGATTTGACGAAACAGCGCCGGCAGACCCAGCAGCCATACCATTGCCAGTTCCACCCCCGAAGTAAGCACTTGCGGCCGAAGTGGCCAGACCAAACAGCGAGCTGAGCCCGGATGAGGCCGCCTGCCTGGCTGCAATCCGTGCCATATCGCCAATGATCGACTTAGCAAAATCAGCAAACGAAAGCTTCCCCGTCATGGCGAAGTTGACGATCGCGTCTTCCATTGAGTTGAACGCATTGCCAAAAAGTGTTTTGGTCTGCCCTGCAACGTCTTTTGCCGAGTCCAGATAGTTTTCCCAGGCAGCCGTTGCACCCTTCGTCCAATCGCCCTGGGCGTTCTCCACATCAGCGTAGTTCTGCCGAATCTGGTCAGTGGCGGCCTTGTTCGCGTCTGCGAGTGCCTGCGACTTCCGTTTAAACTCTTCCTCCGACATGTTGCGCGACGGGTCGGACTTCTGGTTGGCAAGCTCCAGCGACTGCTGAGCAAACCGGTCCTGCTGGCTGTTCAGCTCGCCGCTGAGCGCGTTCTGGCGATCACCCTGCCCTACGCCGAGCACTGCGCGCTGGCCTGCCAGCTCCAACGCACGCTGTTGCTGCCCCAGCGCCTGCACGTAAGTGCTGATCGCCCTCTCCTGTTTGGCAAGGCGCCCGGTCTCGTTAGTCGCCAGAACCTCAAGTTGGCTGTCGGCATCCTTCTGCGCCTTGACCATGCCAGCGCGTGCGTCAGCGATCTTCTGATCCAGTTGGATGCTTTGCGCGGCCGACGTGCTCTTCTTGCCCTTCGCTGCCTCCAGCGCCGCAATCTCTGCTTCGTAGGCTGCCGTTGTCTGGTCGAGCTGGTTGCCGATCAGCGCCTGGCGCCGCAGCAGATAGTCTTCCTCGGACAGCAGTCCTGCCTTCTGCGCCGCCTCTAGTTCCTTCTGGTAATTTTTGTAGGTGTCGGTGATAGCTGCCAGGTCGTTCTTGGCGGTATTAAAGCTGGTCAGGTCGACTTGGGTGCCGGCGGCTTTTGGGTCCTTGAACTTGTCGTTGATGTTGGAGATGTTCTTGTCGATTGCCGACTGGTCGAGCCGCGAATCCTTCGGGTCAACCTTCCGGATATCGTCGAGTTGCCGCTTATAGTCCTTCAGGGCCTCCGCCCGCTTTTGCTCGTTGGTCAGCGAAGACTTGGTGAGTGCGTCGACCTTCGCCATCGCGCTGACGGCGGCCTGCTGAGACTTGGCTCTCTCTCCTTCCTGTTTTGCTATATCGGCTTCAGCGTCACGCTGATCCTCAAGCATGTTCAGGTGATTGGTATAGAGCTCAATCATCTCCTTCTGGTTTTGAAAGATCCCGACATTACCCGCCTGTGCTTCTGCGAGGTATTGTCGCGCCAAGTCAATATCAGCGCCGATATCGGGACGGCCAACATTTTTGAGATAGTCCGCGGCTTTGGATACGGCGTTGTAACCTTTCTCCCAGTAACTGAGATTCTCCAGAATCTTCGGCGTGCGCTCATTGATCGCGTCGGCGTAGGACTCGGTGGCCAGCTTCACGGCGCCCGCGTGATCGCCCTGCTCTTCAAGCGCGGCGATTTGCGAGTAAACCGACGCAGTGAGGTAGTGGTACTGCTCGTTCAGCGCGGCGGATGCCTTGACCGGGTCGTCGGCCAGCTTGGAGAACTCAGCAACTGTCTCGCCCACCGCCTTGCCCGTGGCTTCCTGCATGGACACAGCGGCTTGGGTGATGCCAATGAAGCTCTCGCCAGCGATCTTGCCGTTGCCAGCCAGCAATGCCAATACTTCGGCCGCCTGGCCGGTGGTGCCCACCGCAGCGCTGACCTCCCGCGCCATATCGCCCAACTGCCCCGCACTCACGCCGGCGAAGTTGCCAGTAAGGATCAGTGATTTGTTATAGCGGTCCTGCTCTTCGCTGCCCTTGTAGTAGGCAACGGCGAGGCCACCCACGGCGGCAGTGGCCA